CCTGACAGTTTCTTCGGCTATTCTCATGTCAGTAGCAAGATCATCGACCTTGGCTTCTATGCCGACACTGATTTTTGCTACTTCATTCTTTGCCATTATTATTCCAGTTCGACTGTCATTTCTTCCAGTAGGTCACGATTATCTAGTGCATTGCCACGAACCATTTGTAGTACAGGGTGTACTCGCTTTTGCAAACCTTGAAACACATCCAACGGCAAGTCCAGAGGATTCCCGAACGCTGGGAAAACGTGTGCAATAGTGGCTGCTTCTTTTAGCCACTGGGGCTTTCGTTCTCGCTGTTTTTTTTTGTGCTAGTACTGTCCTGTTCTGGTTCATCTTCAACGGTATATCCAAGCAGATCGCAAGCCACATTCATCATTTCCTGCGGTTGCATAGCGCAACGGTCAATCAAATCGCTGGCGTTCTCTGCTGCCTTGGATGTCGCTGCTTTTTCAAGTATCTCTTGCGCTCCGTCTAGTCTACAAGCGTGACGGAGTAACTCGGAATACATACCACGTTCGCTATCAAGCGCGGAAAGCGCAATAATCCTGTCCGAAGAAGCAACCTCGGCAGCATTGAAGTCATCAATCATTCTCTGTCGGCGATCATGCCACAGTGAATCCGACATCTCAATTATCATGCGAGGCGAGAGTCGTTCAAGCCAAGCAGTCTTTCCGTCTTGCAACGGTATAGGGATTCGCTTTCTTTTCATGGCTTACGTTGTCCACGATTCTGCAACGTCACCAGCAAAGGCAAAATCAAGACTCACTGTGCAGTCGCCAGTTTTTGTAGTGCTTACACTTATGTTTGAAACTATCGCTTTACCCGTCCAATTGCAACCATCCGCTGCCTGTAGGGTTATATCTGACCCAGCATAGTCGTTGGTTAAGACTGTCGGCGTAAAATCTGGTTGTTCGCCAGCAGTATCGTCAATGAATCCACTTAACGAGCCAGTGATTTCAGCAATTCCACCCAGTTTTGACCGAACGCTATCGGTGAATCCAGTGACATCAGAAACTACCCTGCTGATGGTCATTGTCCAACTCGATACAATCACTTTGTGGGCAGCGAATGTTACGCTGCCATCATTTCCTACTATTCTTGCCATTGTTCTAATCTCCGAATTATTAAGTTGAGGTTGCTTCTATCCTGTAAACCGATTGTGATGATAACACATCTTCAAAATTTTGTCGAATATCTCGACTGGTCGCCAGCACAACTCCACGGTCGTAGCCAGTAGTTGTCATACTTATTCCATTCAGTAGCGAGTACAGTTTGCCTTCGATTGATCCAAGCGCAGCACTTCCAAGTCGCTTGTGTCCGTACAACGTGAAAGTCGCAACGGCTTGTACTATTTCTTTGTCGCCTGTCATCACGTTTGAGGTTGCCGAGCTGGTCACTTCGTAGACGAGTAGCGGAAGCGCGGAATCATCCTGCCCTTCATTCTCGAAAATGCGACCACCGACTGCAGCGTACAAAGTCCCCGCCGTTTGATCGGCAGTCAACTTCGTATATATTGCCGTTTTGATTGCTTGTGGCATTAGACCGCCGACCTTGCTGCTGCTCTTGCAACCATCGCTTTCACGTTGATAAGTTTTCTAATTCGCGGTATTGCCTTTTCGATACTCTTTTTTATGTATGGTCTGGGCTTAAGGTTGTTTGGCGCATACCCAAATTCAAGCGCAGCAGCGTATACAACGGGCGTTTGAACGCCAGCCGTGTACTTGTTGCCCTCTCGCGCTGGCTTTGTTGCCTTCCACGATTTGCCAAGTAAGCCCGACAAGTTGTGTGGGACTTGTCCTGCCTTGGAATAGTTGTGCGGTGCTTTTTTGTTTGATTTTCCCGTTTGGGTTAACAATAGAGTGATTGAATCACGGAATGCCTTCGCTGATTTCCAAACAAGATCGCTAATTTCACGCTCGAATTCTTTTTGGAATTTGTCAAAATTCATTTCTACCTCTACGCTCATTCGACTTGCTCCAAGTCCACGATGTTTCGTGCCATGTGATTCGATGATTTTAAGCCAAGCGGGTTACGCATAGCCGTCACTTCAAAGGTGCGAGTGGTCGAGCCATCGTTCCAGACTATTCGGTCGTTCGCTGAAATGGTTGTTGTTGGTGCGAAGTATCCTGTCGCGCTCATTTGGTTCACGGGTCTGCCACCATCAACAAGTTCTGGAACGCCTTTGCTTACGATCAAACAGCGAACGCCTCTTTGTGAAGTGGTGAAACTGCGTATTGGACTTCCTCCAGCATCTACCGTGTCGCTCACTGACTCTACGTTTACAGTATGACCCCAAGTGTCGATAAGTCCGAGCATACTCATTGGGCTGCCCTTCGATATTGCCACATTTTCGCTTTGTGGTCATCACGCAATTCCATTGCGTTGCGGGTCGAATACGAATACGCATCGAGTGATTCGCTTGCAACTGTTGGATCATGTCGCCCAGCGTGATAACTTGCAGCAATAAGTTCAAAACAAACTTGCTTGATCGCTGCTGGCATAGTTGCTTGAGGATATCCCGCCGTATACTCGACATATATATTACCACTCCCCGATGGAAAAGACATACCGTTCAAGTCGTATGGAAACCACTCGCCAGCATCGGACGATGCAAGCATCGTAACCCTACCCGTTGATTCGTCAACGCTAAATTGAGCAGACGTATCATCGATATAATTTATTTGTGCGCTTGAATCCTTTGCGTCTTGTCCACCCTGTCGCATGAAGTCATCGCATAATGTTGTCGCGCTTGAGGTTGCATCCCATCCAGCTGTTCCGTCAATGGCTGCTGCCATCAGCGTTGATGTTAGATAGTCTGCAAACGCCAGCGTGGTTGTTGTTGATGCACCAACCGAGTCCCACCGCTTCAGCACAACACCATTGTCTTGCACCTCAACAGTTGCGCGAATGTCAGTTGTAGTTGCGGAGTCAACGGTCATCGCTTTTTTTCTGTTCCATCCCAACCTCATCAAAGAAGTAACTGGTGAATCAGGCACGAAAATTGTTCCCGTGCCAGTGCCATCAAGCCACTTCCTATGTGAAGTTTCAACGAACGTGCGTTGGCAAAATACTTCTATCTTATTCGTAGCCATCTCGATAAGATCAACGATAAACCTGTCGTAGTCGGTAGTGCTGCCGAGTTGCAAGTATCTCTTGGTTTCCGCTAGATGTACGAGTGCTGTTTCTGATATTGCCATAGGTTCGTTACCTTTTTGGCATCTTTGGGAGGGCTACCCCGAATGGTAGCCCTCCCTCCGAATGCTTAATCATATCAACCCATCAAGCAGTGATGAGTGCTGAGAATGCAGTTGCATCGTGGACATCTATGTCCCAACGAGCAGTTGCGCGGATGTTGATTTGATCTTCTGCGAAGTTAACGTGTTCACTTGTTGCAACTTCGATTGATTGACGGTTGCCAAAGACTGCTGCGTTTTCCCAATCGCCAAAGTAACAAACCTTGTCGCCTGAAGAACTTGCAATTTCTGCTTGGTCAGAGAACCAGATGGGGAAACCTAAAAGTTGGTATCCACTGCCTGTCGTACCATTGGAAATTGTGTCGATGGTGTTCCCACCCGTTGCTGCGATAAGACGCAATACAACTTGTGAATAGAACTGTCGAGACATAATCCATGTCGCGTTTCGCGTAAATTTATTTGCGAGGTTCCCGCTGGTCGCCACGAGGTCAGCCAGTGTCAAGGTTGCCCAAGTGCTTGCTGAAGAAGTCGTGTTGGTACTGCCTGTTGTTGATTTCAGACCAGTAACAAGACCTGCACCCGCGCTGCCATCACCTGCGATGAACTCTGCGTCCATTTTTTCGGCGATGCTTCTGCCCATATAGTCCGATAATACCTCGGCTAGCGACCACAGAGCATCGTTTCCGACCTCTGATCCCCATTTCATAAGGCAAGCACGTTTTTTCGCAACCAAAGAAACGGATGACCATGCAGCCGAACTCTCAGCGATGGCTACATTCTCTGCAACAACTGTGGTCGTTGCACCAGTAGTCAGCGAAGGAATGTCAAGCGTATCGCTCGACATCGGAAAATTACGACAGACCTTTGGGGTCAGTCCGTGTTCAGCCCAAACGGCGAGAATTGAATCGCCGAGAGGACTTGGAACCAAATTGCCTCCCTCGCTTCCAACAAGTTCGCCTTGTGCTTTCAAGCCAGAAGGAGCGTAGTTTTTCCACCACTTCTTCGCACTTGGAACGTTGAATATCTTTGCACCGAGCCATTGCCCTGCAATAAATTGTGCTTCTGTTGACTCAAAGTGCTTGGCTTTCTTGCCGAGGTTAGATGTCACGATGCCCCTTGTTGCTGGAAGCCCTGTTGAACGCGTGGTCTTTTGCATTGCTTGCTGAACGCCACGGCGTACTGCTGCTTGCATATCTGCTTCAACTGCTTCAGCTGGTGCTGCTTCTGGTGCTGCTTCTGCTGCTGCTTCTTCTGAAACTGCATCTTCTTCTGCATCGGTCGCTAGACCGCTGTAGAGCATTACTTCCGCTGGATCGCCTTCTGCAAAGAGTTGTTCGACATCAAGTGCCTCACCATCTTCACCGAATAATTGGCTGTCGCCCAACCACGCCATCACTGCTTTGAGTGCTGGTGCGCCGTTGAACGCTTTTCCAACGCCGAGTTGTCGGCATTGGCTTGCAGTCAAGTTGCGTATTTGGTGCAACATGGCTGCCTTTGTCATATTGTTGTTCATTTCTGAATCCTCAATTTA